ATGCAGTGGCATCGAAGCCTCCTGCGAACGTTACCCACGAGTGCCTGGAGTGCCTACAAACAGTTTATGTGTGATCATGAGTGGAAATTATACCAAGGGCTACGGGAAGAGTTTGCTTACTGCACCACATGTGGGGAGGCTACACACCCCAAATCTATTATTTCTTTAGCTCTAAAAAATACCTCTGTACTACCTTCTGCGCCCGACCGCTTTGAGCAGTATAAATCGGTCATGATTGGAAACCCTGAAGATACGTTTTTCGGAGTAAACCGAACTTTCAGTCTACCTGCCCTACGCAATAAGGCCGATAGGAGAGATAAATCTTATTCTTCAGGGGAGTGGGTTAAACTAGGTGCTGGTAGTGTGAGACTAAAGCAGAAATGAATAACAAATCCCTTTTAGAAGAGTTTGCTAAACAATATGCCCCAAGAACACTTGACCTTAGAAAAACTTGTTTTGCTGAACAGCTCCGATTTATTGAGGACCCTGCGCCCTTTAGTACAGCGATATGTTCTCGCCGAGCAGGAAAAAGTACGGCCTGTGCTGCCGACCTGCTTTTTACCGCCCAATCTTTCCCTGGCACAACTTGTTTGTATCTTACAATTACTCGTAGTCAGGCTAAACGAAACATCTGGCCAGTCTTCAAAGCCTTTATAAAAGAACATAATTTATCCGCTGTAATGAATGAATCTGAGTTGTCGGTAAAGCTAGCGAACGGCAGCACCATATACTGCTCTGGAGCTAAAGACACGCGTGAAGTGGAGAAGTTTTTAGGATTTCCTATAAAGAAGGTGTACATTGATGAGGCTCAGTCATTCCGAAGTTATCTTTTGGATCTTATTGATAGGGTGCTCGCTCCTGCCCTTCTTGATCACGCTGGGGTTATCCGCCTTATTGGTACTCCAGGTTGTGTCCCGACGGGCCCGTTCTGGGACCTATCGCAGCATAAGGCTTGGGCACACCATCATTGGACATTCTTCCAAAATCCTTACATTTCCCTTAAATCGGGTCAAACGCACCAATTCCTCCTCCAAAGGGAGTTAGACCGCAGAGGCATCACTACAGTTGATCCCTCTATCCGAAGAGACTACTTTGGGGAGTGGGTGACGGATGAAAATAGCTTAGTTCTAAAGTATAATCCACAGGTTAATCATTATGATACCCTTCCTAAAGGCAATTACACTTATATTCTCGGTGTGGACCTTGGCTTCAATGACGCAGACGCCCTATCTGTTCTCGCTTGGAGTGAGTCTGATCCTGTTACTTATTTGGTGCACGAAGTAGTTAAACGGAAGCAAACAATCTCAGATCTCGTAAAAGAGATAGAAACCCTCCAAGGACGCTATGATATCAGTAAAATGATGGTAGACGCCGGGGGACTAGGAAAGAAGATAGCTGAGAGTCTTATAAGCCGGTTTAAAGTGCCTTTAATAGCGGCTGACAAAGCCCGTAAGATGGAAAACCTAGAATTACTCAATGATGCTCTTAGGACCGGGCGGTTTAAGGCTAAGGCTAGCAGCGCCTTTGCAGAAGATTGTTATAAAGTGGAATGGGATAGGGATAAGACAACCCCCGAGAAAAGAGTAATAAGTGACAGATATCACTCGGATATTATAGATGCTGTTCTGTATTCCTTCAAAGAATCACCAGCTTATGCTTATTCTCCGCCTATAGTTGGCCCTAAATGGGGATCTCCTGCCTGGATGAGGAAAGAAGAGGAGAATATGTTCGAGCATGAGCTTGAAAAGGCTAAAGAACAATCCCAAGCAAGTCAAGAGTTTACCGATAGCCTTTATGGTGCTCGTAAGTGGTAGTTTTGAGTACAAAACCTTAAGTATTAGCCCAATCCTTCCTAAGTATAACAAGTTTACCCCAGTTATATGCCTATTATCAAATCAAGCTCACCTAGAGCCTTTAAAAAGAATCTGGAGACAGAGATGCACGCCGGCAAACCCCAAAAGCAAGCCCTCGCAATCGCCTATAGTATGAAGAAGCGCCAGAAGATGGCTAGAGGAGGCATCGCTATGCGTTGTCCTGCTTGTTTGGCAGATGTAGTTAATGGCGGTCGATGTGATGCCCATGCGGATAATCGTATGGCTGACGGGGGTGAAGTAGGGCAGATGAATCAAATGACTAAAGATGGGGATATGGATTCATATCCAGACATGCCCATTGAGGGCAGATTAGATAATGAAGGATATCAACACCGACTAAGGCCCCATGCTGATGCCAAATATGACACTTTCCGTATGATGAACCAAGAGGCTGAGACTTCGGGCATGACTTCCGGCTCCCCCACTTTAGATAAAGCTGTTGGTGAATCCTTTCCTAATCCAATGAGTGTTGCTGAACATATTATGAAGAAGCTTAAGGACAGAGGAACGGAAGTAGGAAAGCACTACATGGCTCAGGGTGGTTGGGTTGATAGCTCTGAAGATGATATTAAGAGCGAGCATGATTATAGTATGCTTCCTACAGGCAAGGATGCCCAGACTATTCCCGGTGAACCCCACGACAGTGATATGCCTGATGATGCCCAAGAAGAATCTTTGGTGGGACAGCTTATTAAGAAAAGACGCCAACTTAAACGCTAATTGATTAATAGAGGTTTAAGATGGAAGTCAAGGAACTTGATAAACTTATTTCTCTTTGTCGTAAGCGTGGCGTCCTTAAGCTTAAGATGGGCGATATTGAACTTGAACTGTCTGAAGTAGTGCCGCCCCCACATCCCAAACAAACCTCCACCGCCTTAGATACAGCTGAAAAGCCATGGGATCAGTTATCTGACGAAGAGAAGATGTTCTATAGTTCTGGTTCCTCGACTTCGATGCCTGAGTAATTAATGAAAGTTACAAAGAAAACCCTCCCAGAGCGGATCACTATTGTTGCTAAGACAACTAATAAATCTCCTAAGCCTACATTTTATCATTGGTGGGAAGCCAAAGATGAGGTAAAGTTAGCTAATGAACTCTGCTCAACGGTACTTTATCTTAAAGAAGGTCAAGGCTTTAGACAAAGACAAGCGGCTATCTTCGCAAGATTATACGGTAATCAAAGCCTTTTTGGTTTCGTTGGATCTAACCTGTCTAAAATGGACCAATATGCAGGCCTACCGCCAGATCGTCCAACATTTAATCTCGTGTCATCTGTTACTGACACCCTCGTATCGAAACTCACCCAGTCAAGACCGTCTCCTATATTCCTTACTAATAACGGCGATTACAAGGAACGTAACCTTGCCAAACAGCTTAACAACTTCATTAACGGAGAATTCTACCGCACCAAAGCCTATGATATAATGGAATACATCCTTCGGGATGCTCTTGTAGAGGGAACTGGGTGCCTTAAGATATATGAGAATGATGAGAAGCAAGTTGCTATTGAACGCGTATTCCTCACTGAGCTATTTGTAGATCTATCTGAATCTTATATGGGAGATCCCCGCTCCCTTTACCAAGTAAAGCTCATTGATAGAGAAGTACTTGAAGGAACCTTCCCAAAAGTCTCTAAGAAGATCATTAATGAGGCTGAACCCGCCACCCTAGATAACTCTGGGGATAGTGCCAAAAGCATCTCCGACCTTGTTATGGTTGTTGAGGGATGGCATCTTCCATCCGTACACGGGGCTACTGACGGTCGACACACTATTGCCTGCTCTACCGGCACTATATTAGATGAGGAATACACCAAAGACACCTTCCCTTTTGTATTCTTGCACCACAAGAAGCGCACCTTTGGCTTCTGGAGTCAGGGTGTTGCTGAAACACTCATGGGCACCCAAATTGAGATTAATAGCCTTCTAAGCACCATTTCCCGCTCCATTAAGTTGGTGGGAGTGCCTCGTATATTCATTGAGGACGGGGCTAAAGTTGTCAAGGCTCATCTAAATAATGAAATAGGCACTATAGTAACCTATAGAGGCACTAAGCCTAGCTATGAAGTAGCTCCTTGTGTACCACAAGAGATGTATGCGGAGAGGGATCGTCTCATTCAGTATGGTTATCAGCAAGAAGGCCTATCTATGATGGCAGCTAATAGTGAAAAGCCCGCTGGACTAGATAGTGGAGAGGCAATTAGAACATATGATGATATTAATACAGATAGGTTTGCTGCTCTTAGCCGTAGATATGATAATGTGTTTATTGACCTTGCGTATCAGATAATAGATAAAGCTAAAGAAATAGCTATTAGGGATGGCAGTTATTCTACGGTGTTCCCAGATAAAACTGGGAGTAAAGAGGTTGATCTTCCAAAAGCATCTCTTTTAGAAGATAGTTATGTCATTCAGTGCTTCAACGAATCTAGTCTCCCTAAAGATCCTGCAGGACGTCAGCAAGCCATTGTAGAACGCGTTCAAGCGGGTATTTTGTCCATTAAAGAAGGCAGACGCCTAACGGACTATCCAGACTTAGCTCAAATAGAGACGCTTGCGAATGCCTCTGAAGAGCGCATCTTTATGATTTTGGATGATATTGTGGAAAAGGGTAAGTATACCGAACCAGATCCCTTTATGGACCTGGCTCTTGCAGAACAGCTTGTTGTACAATATTACAACCTATATGTCTGCCGCAAGCTTGAAGAATCCAAATGTCAAATGCTTAGAGACTTCTTTAGTCAGATTCAAATGCTGAAGGGGCTCACCCAACCGCCCCCACAGGCAATGGCGCCTATGGCAACACCTCAGATGCCCCAAGCTCCGACCCAAGCCATTTAATATAAGCTATCATTTTAATCTCCTTTGTGAAAATGTTGGACATAATACAACAACACCACTACCCCAATAGCTAAGGTCATTCCTATAAAATTAGTCATAAAGAACCTATGCTATTATCTTTACCTTGTTCATTAATATTCTCCTTGTTATTTCTATGCATTTGAAACACTGCCTTGATGATCGCTCGCTTATCATCTCGGTCTAAGGTAGTGAAGTGCTCCGACACCCTGTCATCCGATACCCAGGCTCCTGAAGCAGCCATGGTTACAACGTACATCCGGGTGTATCCAAAACAGTCCTTTAAATCTACGAATAATTTATATGGGGTCATTTTGTCTCCTTAATTATATAGTTACAAGGCTCTTGTTCACAGTAGTAAGGCCAAAACGCCGCTTGCTCTTCGTATCTAAGTTGTTCGCGTGCTCTAATCTCTTTATAAGATTCAGAACAGGCTGCTAATAGGAGCACTATTAAATAAATTAGTTTCATTTCCAATACTCCTCAATGATTGCTACAGAGGTAACAATTAGTATTATAGATACACCCAATACAAATAACTCTAAGGCTGACATACTAATATTCCTCCGCTTCTGTTTTAGTAATAAAACAATGAATTCCAGAAGCACACCCTTTTAGAATATCTGCGTTAAAGGGTTCAATTGGTTTCACCCACTTACCAACAACATATTCAAATGTAGATTTATACATACTAAAGCCATTTAATACTTCTTTACCTTTATGATTTATAGATATTACTTTAGCTTTAGATACCCTACACTTACGATTAGTCAGTCCCCCCACCCTACCAGCTGATTTAGGCACATATAAAATAGCAATAGCATTCCCTGCAAGTTTTTTAAATGCATAAAAGCTTCCAATCTCGGGAACAACAGAATTATTTGGTAATATGGTATTAGTGAGCTTGGCGCCAGAGAGATTGGCGCCAGTGAGATAGGCGT